AAAAACATTACGAATTAGGATTAACTATTAAAACAACTGCGGTATGGAAAAAAGGATGAACAAGTTTGACGAAATCGCCCTGCTCAAGAGCCTCAAGGGTGACACTTATTTCGCACAATTCTTCGGCGAGGACATAGACACGATGTGCCGGAACATCGAGAATGACTTCCCTATCGAGATGGGCTGCCGCTTCGACGCAAAGGCGGAGGAGATGCGCAAGGCAGCGGAGGACGCGAAAGCCGCCGCTTTCGAGGAGCGGAAGATTACGGTAGAGAAAATCATCGGATACGGAGAGCCGGAATGTGACAGCGACATCTACCAATACTGCGAGTCCCTCTGCGGTCGCCTGTACATCATCGAGACGAAGCGGCGCATCGGGATGGAGATTTTCGATGAGGAGGTGGACTACCTCATCAACGCGGTCAGAAAGAGCAACAACTAAAAACCCCACAGGATATGACAAGACAGACTACAAACGGAACTACCCCTCCCCTTTTCAAGACTGAGTACAGGCTTGAAAAGGAGGCGAGGGAGCTGAAAATCTACAACGAGTACCGCTCTCTGATGAGCGTGGAGGGACAGCCCGTCCTCGCCGTCATCGAGCATCTCAAGCACAAGTACGGCATACACAGCGCGAGCACCGTGTACGGCATCCTCAAGCGCGTCCCGGCTCGTCTCTCCGCCGAGGAGGGCGGCGCAAGATGAGGGCGCTCACTGAACTTCTGAAATGGCTTCTCTTCGCGGCGAAGTTCATCGCGGGGACGCTCGCGTTCATCCTCCTGCTCGGAGAGGAAGCCCCGGAGACGAACTTCACTCTGCTCCAGTGGCTCGGATTCAAGGGAGGGTCGATGCTCGCACTCTACCTGCTCTGGAGGGACTTCCTCCTCTGCGGACGAATTAACCTGCTCCCCTCCGCCCTTATGGACGACTGGAGGGAGCTTTCAAAGTCCGGGGACAGCCGGAAGGAGGCGTGCGATGAGTAGCGGCGGAACGGAGAACAGGAGGCCGACTATGGCCGACTTGGCGGCGAAGCTCGACAGGATAGAGGCCCTCACCCTTATCGGAGCGAAGAACACCCTCGACATCGACGAGGCGGCGCTCTACACCGGCTACAGCAAGGGACACCTCTACAGGCTGACATCCCGGCGGGAGATACCCCACAGCAAGAAAGACCGCAAGGTCTATTTCGACAAGGCCGCCCTCGACAGCTGGATGACCGAGGACACAGTCCCGACACGGGCGCAGACCGAACGCGAGGCGGCGAGATATGTGATGACACACAAACGATAAAACCCCACAGCAGTATGGAAACACAATCAGCAGCACACAGGACAAACACGGCGGCGCAGGGCGACTTCTACCTGCCGCTCACGAGGGCGAAAGCCCACATCAAACAGGCGTTCCTCGGAGGAGCGGTTATGACCTCCAAGGACGGGAACAGGGTCGGGCGCACGGTCGACTTCCGCAAGTGCGTCAGCCGCCTCCGCAGGGAGGGTCTGAACATCCGCGACCGCTGGGAGACGAACCCGAGGGACGGACGCAAGTTCAAGGTTTATTTCCTCGAAGAGGAGGAGAAAGCAATAACAACATCTAACAACATCTAACAATCAAATTTTCAATCGTATGGAAAGAGAAACAATCATCGTGCAGCAGAGTGAGATGCTGCAGGCAATCAACAGGGCGGAGGTGGACATTCAGATAGCCACCGCCAAGACCTACCCGAGGGATGTGCAAGACGCTCTCAAGCGCATCAAGGACATCGCCACGCTCGACACCGAGACGGCGGAGGACTGCTTCTACGCGCTCCGCAGGCAGGGAAGCCTCATCGAGGGCGTGAGCGTGAGGCTCGCCGAGATAATAGCCGGGGCGTGGGGCAACCTCCGCGTGCAGACCCGCATCATCGGCAACGACGGCCGCACCATCACGGCGCAGGGCATCTGCCACGACCTCGAGACGAACCTCGCGGTCAGCGTCGAGGTCAAGCGGCGCATCACCGACAAGTACGGCAAGACCTACAGCGACGATATGCAGGTGATGACGGGCAACGCCGCCAGCGCAATCGCGTTCCGCAACGCCGTCCTCAAGGTCGTCCCGAAAGCGGTCACGAAGAGGGTCATCAACGAGGTCAAGGATGTGGCGGTCGGGCGCAGTATGGACTTGGAGAGCCGGAGGCAGAATATGCTCGCCTACTACTCGAAAATCGGCGTGGGAGAGGCGGACATCCTCAAGTACTGCGGCGTGAAGACACCGGAGGAGATAACAGGCGAGATGATCTTCGAGCTGTCCGGACTCAAGAACGCCATCAAGGAGGGGACGACCACCGTGCAGGAGGTCTTCCGTGCGAATGTGGCGGACGCGGACGCGCAGGCGGAAGCAGCTCGGAAGAAGTCCGAGGAGAACAGGAAGAAAGCCGCAGACGCAATGGCAGCGGCGGTGAAACCGGCAACAACAACAGTCAACGAATAAAGATACGGAATTATGGAAATCAGAGAGAGAATCAACGAGCTGGAAAAACAGCTCAACGAACTGAAAGCCTCGCTCAAGGAGGAGGCGAAGGATGACCGTCCCATCACGGAGCGGGTCAAAACATTCGAGGATGCGGTCAACATCCTCGGGAACGGACATCCATTTGTTCAGCAGTATGACACAATAGTCTATGACGGAGTGAACAAGGACAATGCAGATATGATAGCCTACCTCAAGCTGCGCATCATCACAGCCGCTCTCAACGAGGGCTGGGAGCCAAAGTTCACCGAAGACGAGTGGCGGTATTTCCCGTGGTTCTACCTGCGCACGCAGGAGGAATGGGACGAACTCTCCGAGGAACAGAAGAGGGGTGGTGTCCTGTTCGGCGGTGATGCGCTTTACGGTGCGAATGCGGGCTTCGTCTGTGCGTGCTCGAATTACGCCCCCTCGGTTGCGCGCGCGTACGTCGGCTCTCGCCTTTGCTTCAAAACGGCCGAGCTCGCACGATACGCGGGGCGGCAGTTCACCGCCCTGTATGCGGACTATCTTCTTGTCAGGAAATGAACAAATCAAGAACTACAGCAATGGAAGAGATTTTGAAACCGGTAAAGGGCTTCGTTGGAAAATATGAAGTCTCTCAATCGGGAAAAGTCCGAAGTTTGCCGAGGATTGTCAAGAACGGCCAAAACACCGTCAGAAAAGTGGACAGCTACCATATCTTGAAGCCCGGAGTAAAGGGTAACGGATATTTGCAGGTTACATTGGGAAGAGGCCAAAACAGGTATGTTCACAGGCTTGTCGCGGAAGCATTCATAGACAAACCGGATGAGCTGTCAGAGGTAGACCACATCAACGGCAACCGAGCAGACAATCAGGTTTCTAATCTCCGCTGGGTCACTCGGAGTGAAAACAATCTGAATCCGATATGGAGGAGGAAGAAAAGCAAAAAAGTACAGCAAATAGACATTGCCACCGGAAAGGTAATCAGAGTATGGGATTCGATGTCAGAAGCCGAAAGGACTCTGCATATCCACAGGATTTCTTCGGTGTGCAGTGGCAAACGCAAAAAATGTGGAGGATTTATATGGAAACTACAATAAGAGAAAAGAAACCGGTCATCATCAGACCGAAGAACCGGGACGAATGGCTTGAATACCGGAAGTCAGGCATCGGAAGCAGCGAGGTCGCATCAATCGTAGGGCTGAACCCTTTCGAGACGGCCTATCAGTTATGGAGACGCAAACTCGGGCTTGACCCTCCGAAAGAGGAGAGCTTCGCTATGAAAGCCGGACATTACCTCGAAGACGCTGTCTCGCGCTTCTGGCAGGACGAGACGGGCAACGAGATCATCAAGAGCAGTGCGGGCGACTGGCTGATGATTGACAGCGATCGCGATTATATGCGCGTAAGCCCGGACAGGATGTATTGGCAGGCCGGCGAAACGCACAACGCCGAAAACAAACTAATCCTCGAGTGTAAAACCACCCAAAGACCTATTGACGGGGATGAAATTCCTAAACACTGGTTCGTGCAGTGCCAGTACCAGTTCGGGGTCGCCGGGATAAAGGGAGGTTCACTCGCGTGGCTCACACAGGGGCGCGAGTTCGGCTACCGAGACCTCGCGTTCGTACCCGACTTCTACGGCTGGCTCGTGGAGGAGGTCGAGCGGTTTTGGACGGACAACATACTGGGGAGGAAAGAACCGGAAGCGACATCGGTTCAAGATGTCCTCCTCAAGTACAACCGCCACACGGACGGAAAGGTGCTGGAGGTGAGCGAGGAGATATACTCCGCCTGCAGGGAGCTGCGCGAGGTGAAGAAGGCCATAGCGGATGCCGAGCGGGACAAGGAGGAGCTGGAGGAGAAGATCAAGCTCGCGTTCGCAGACGCGGAGGCCATCAGCTACGGAGGCGTGACCCTCGCGACATTCAAAGCCCCGAAGCCGAGTGCGAAGTTCGACACCAAGGCATTCTCGGCGGCGCACCCCGACCTTGCGGCGGAGTACACGCAGACCGTGCAGGGAGCGAGGCGCTTTCTTCTGAAATGACGGGCGGAATGGGAACGGTAAAGGGGTCTTCGGTATGGTCATCATAAGCAACAGCCAGAGGGACGGGATAGTGCGGTATCTGCGCGAATACGCGGCCACCGCATCGGACGGGAGCACACGGGAGTTCAACGCCCGGAGGCTCGCGGGACGGCTCGCCCGTCAGCTGGAGCGGAAGCCGGCCACAGGGAAGACCCCCGCTCCCGAAAAGTTAATAAAAACAGGCGAAAACCTTTGATTTTCTTGAATTATCGGTTAAATTCGCCAATGTGTTTTGACCGACCAAGATAACAGTCACAAATGATACAAGTTAGAAAACATAGAGCCGTACGAGGATGGGGACAAGCGAAAGCCTCCCCGACGCAACTGTTAGCGTGGTCACCCCTGCCGTACGGCTCTTTTTATGTGATATGACGATATGGCAGCGAAGTTGAAGATACTCTATTTCCGCCACGACTCGGATATGCGTAACGACATCAAAGTTAGGGCGCTCCGCCGCCGGTTCGGGAACACGGGCTATGCCGCGTGGAACTACCTGCTGGAGGTGCTGACATCTTCGCGAGATTTCGAGGCAAATTTTGACAATATCAACAGCGAACTCTATGCGGACGACTTCGGAATTGACAAATCCGAGCTTGCGGAAATCCTCAATTTTATGGAGACGGTCGGTCTCGTCAGACGCGAGGGAGACAGGGTGTGGAGCGAGGCTCTCAAGATGCGGTTCGAGGACGAAATAGAAAGGCAGTCAGCACTTTCCGAAGCGCGTGCTGCGGCAGGACGCAAGGGAGGATTGCGAAGTGGAGAAATAAGGCGTGAAACAAAACGAAGCAACGCTTCAAGCAACGAAGCAAACGAAGCATATAAGATAAGAGAAGATAAGATAAGAGAAGATAAGATAAGAGAAGATAAGATAAGAGAAGATAAGATAAAAGAAGATAAGATAAAAGAAGATATAAAGGAAGAGAGAGATAGAGAAAATTTTGCTTCTGACGAAGCCCCCTCCCTCCCCTCTCTCCCTTTCGGGAAGATTGCCGACCTGTGGAA